AACACCCCGCGCTCGCGTTCCTCGTATTGAGAAGACCTGCATTAGATGCAACGCACAATTTCGTGTGAAACCTAGTCACGGTAAGCAAAAATATTGTTCAAAAATATGCGCAGATTATGGAGCAGTTAAAGGTGTATTGAAGGTTTGCGCGCAATGCGGCATATCTATATTAGTTAAAAAATCAAAAGTAAAAACACGCAACTACTGTTCTTTAAGTTGCTCAACAACAGGCAGTAACTTGCGTAAATACAACCGGGCTGAAGCGCTGGCCCTTACTGAAAGGATAAGCAAATGAAACCGCAAGAGATGATCGACGTGATACAGGCGTATGTTGATGGCAAGCAGATTCAACGGACAAACGCTGGCAACGATGCAGGCTGGCGCTCGGTGCGGCACCGGCCATCGTGCGGGCTGAGAGCCTGATGCGGCTATGGGTGTCACGGCAGGACGTGCTGACGCTGGATGCGTTGCGTCGTGCGGTTCGTACACTACGTGACAACGGCACTATAGGGGAACGTATGGCACTTACTCGCGAAATGATTCTCTATGGAATGTTAAAACATGGCTGAGTCATCCATCCAAGCAGCGATCCGTCTTGCGGCCTCGCAACGGGGCTGGCGGCTGTTCCGCAACAACGTCGGGGTGATGACACGCGAGGACGGTGTGCCGGTGCGGTTCGGGCTGGCGAACGACTCGAAGCAGATGAACCAGCAGTACAAGTCAGGCGACCTGATCGGCATCATGCCGATCGTCATCACGCCCGAGCATATCGGTCATACGCTCGGCATCTTTACCAGCATCGAGTGCAAGCACCCCGACTGGCGGCCGACACCGAGCGACGAGCGATACCAAGCACAGAAACGATGGGCCGACCTTGTACTGTCACTCGGCGGCTATGCAACCATCACAAACAGGAGCGATACGCTATGACAACTATGCAAGAAGCATTCAAGAAATTTTGCAAGACCTACATCACACCGGACGGCAACACGTGCGTCGTAATGGCTGTTGCCGGCGAACAGATAGTGGTGTTGTCGGCCGGTCATCCCGATCTGCTGGCAGACCTTGCGGCCGGCGTTCTGGACAAGCACAAGAACGGTTGCTTTACGCAATCGCAGGATGCGGTGCGCATACTCAACGCATTGGGGCAGCAAGCCTTCGGACCGCAGGCGCAAATGTCCGTCTCGATCTGCGTCGATGGGGAATGGAAGCGGCTGACAACCGGTGCCGAACTGCGGGCGGCGCTGCTGTGACACCGCTGACCGCCGAGCAATACTCGGAGCTTGTGCGCATGCTTGAGGACATGCGTGAGTATCCGGATGCTATTGGCATTCCGTGGCAGATCGGTCTTCTCTACACGCCGTTTGCGTACGTCTATCTGACACAGTGGTTTCACCGCATCGGACCGATCGAATCGCACGCACACTTCCGGTACGTCTGTGACCGGATGGTTGCTGAACTCTGCGCGGAGCGGTGCTGATGCGTACCATCATTGCCGGTAGCCGCACCATCACCGATCCAGTATGGCTGAACAGAGCGCTCGCCAAGTGCGGCTGGACACCGACCGTCGTGCTGTCCGGTTGCGCACGCGGTGCCGATTATCTCGGCGAGGCGTGGGCGCTGGAGCACAAGATTCCGCTCGACAGATATCCGGCCGACTGGAACCGCAACGGCCGCGCAGCAGGGTATATACGCAACGACCTGATGGCTGCGCAAGCCGAGGCGCTGATCGCCCTGTGGGACGGCGCGTCAGCAGGCACCCGCCATATGATCGAACGTGCGCAGATGCGGCAATTGCGCGTGCATGTCGAACGGACCGTGCCTCATACGCCGCGTGTATATAGCCGTCTGTCCGGACCTGTCGCACCGCCCGACGCCGTGTATATCGGCAGACCTTCGAAGTGGGGCAACCCATTCGTCATCGGCAAGCACGGCGATCGTGCGGCCGTCATCGAACGATATCGTCAATGGATTGTGTTGCAGCCTGAGTTGTATCAGGCAGCGCGTGCCGAACTCGCTGGCCGCGACCTTGTGTGTTTCTGTAGTCCGCTGGCATGTCACGGTGATGTTCTTTTGGAGATAGCAAATGAAAGTTAAGAGCGTATTTCTGTTCTTCAACCGTGACGTACCGACCGCACGTGCCACCGTGGATGTACCCGGTCTTGGTGAAGTCCAGATCGACAGCGCACTGTCCGTCGAGACGCACGACCGGGTAATTGCCGAGTCGCTTGCCGCACTGCGCGTGAAGCTCGGGCAAGTGGTGCTGCAGGAGGATGTAAAATGAATACCGGCGAATCCCTCTGCGAAGACTGCGGTCACGAACTGTGCTACTGCGACCAGCCTGCACTGACCACACACGATCCGCTACCAGCCACCGTGAAGTTTTACATCTCACTGGTGCGGTACGGCAGTGCTGGATGGGCGGCATTGCGCGCCTACACCAGTATTGATGCGTGCCGTATCTATCCTGTCTCCAAGGTGCCTACCGAATGACACGCACTCGCCTGCATGACCGCCGTCAGTCGATACTGACCGCCGCGCTGGCCGTTGCCGTACGTGACGGTTATCTGCGCACCACACGGGATGCCGTGGCTGCCGCCGCTGGTTGCAGTCCGGCGCTCGTCTCTCACCATCTCGGTACGCTGCCGCAGATGCAGCGCGCCATCATGGGCGAGGCGTTGCGCGTGGCTAACTTGCGTGTCATCGCGCAAGGTCTGTCCCATGGCGACCGCCGCGCACTGAACGCGCCGCTGTCTATCCGCGAGTTAGCTGCAACCAGTCTGACGGCGGCACCATGAGTGCGGCCCTGACGGAAGCGTTATATCTCGCAGCCGGGGGCATACCGATCTTCCCGTGCTATCCAGACGGGCACGGCAACCGACCCGACGGCCGACCCTACTACAAGTCACCGCGCATCGCCGGCTGGCAACTCTATGCGTCGGCTGATGAGGCTGTCATACGTCAATGGTGGCAGCAGTGGCCTGACAGCATGGTCGCCGTACCGACCGGCCACCGCAGCGGATTGTATGTGCTCGATCTCGATGTCAAGCCTGCTACCGGTGTGTCGGGCGTCGAGACGTTGCGTGCCACTGGTATGCAACCGCCAGTTACACGCATCAACCATACACTGACGGGCGGCATGCATCTGCTGTACGCACTGCCGGCTACCGGTGCCGCCAAGACGGATGCAGGCATGCTCGGTGCCGGCGTCGATCGGCGCGGTGATGGTGGCTACATCATCTGGTGGCCGGCGCATGGTGGGCAAGTGACTGCCGGTCCGGTGGCCGCCTGCCCGCAATGGATGGTCGGTGATGCATCGCGTGACGGGATGCCTGACGATACGTTGCCGCCGATGGGACTGGCCGAGCATGAGTTGCACGATCTGTTGCGCCGGATACCGCCAGATAGCGTGGCAGGGCGGTCCGAGTGGCTGCGTGTCGGCATGGCGCTACATCATGAGTACGAAGGGGCCGAGGCAGGGCTTGTCATGTGGAATGCCTACAGCATGCTATGGCCGAATTACGATGGTGAGCACGTCCTGCGCCGCGAGTGGGATACGTTTGGGCGTACTGCACGTGTCGCCGTGACGATGCGTAGCTACGTGCCGCAGGGCTGGCGCTCGGTGCCACCTGACGTGGCGTTTGCGGGCGGTGTGGTGGTGCAGCCGCAGCCGGTGCCTGCCGGCACGCGGCTACCGTACATCGTGCCGGACTTACCCCTTGCTGTACGTGATGCACGGGACGGCACGGCAACGACCCGGCCGCTGACCGAAGCTGGTAATGCGATGCGTATGCATGACAGATATAGCTCTGTCCTGCGCTATGTCGTCGAGACTGACGGCTGGTTGTACTGGCATGACGGTCAGTGGCTGTCGGACCCCAAGGGTGCCGGCGTGCAACATCTCGCTACGCTACTGGCGGCCGACGTGTATGTGGAAGGGGCGACCAACGTGCATGAGTCGGCAGTCTATGTCAAATGGGCACGCAAATGCGCCGAGCTACGGACGGCACGGGCGACTGTGGCGCTACTCGCCCTGTATCCGGACATGCGCATCTCGGCGGCCGTGCTCAATACAGACCCGATGCTGGCTGGTCTGGACGGTGCTCGGCAGATACTCGATCTGCGGACCGGCCGGGTGCGGGATGCGCGGCCGGATGATTATGTTACCAAGAGTCTCGGGGTGGCGGCGCTCGGTCGGCCGGACGGTAGCGCCCGGTGGCTATCGTTCGTGTCAGAAGTGTTTGGCGGCGACCGCGCGCTGGTGGAATGGATGCAGCGGTGGTTTGGCTACTGTCTGACGGGCAGCACCCGAGAGGAAATTCTGGTCTTTGCGTACGGGCAGGGACGCAACGGCAAAGGGACCATGTTCGAGTCTGTCGCCCGTGTGCTCGGTGAGTACGCTGCAACGGTTGATAAAAAGACGTTCCAAGAGTCGGCGGCAGGGGGTGGGGCGGCGTCGCCAGACCTGTTCAAGCTGCAAGGCGCGCGGTTCATCCTGTCGTCAGAAACGACCGACGCTGGTGTAGATGAGGCGCAGATCAAGACCATGACCGGGGGCGACCAGATCACGGCGCGCGGCCTGTATAAAGACCCGGTGACATTCTTCCCGCAATTCAAGATCAACATTCTCGGCAACCATAAGCCGGTCATCCGGAACATGGATCATGGTATTTGGTCGCGGATCAGGATGGTGCCGTTCCTTCGCATCTTCACCGATCCCGACAAGACCCTCAAGGAACGCTTCAGGGACGACGCGCCCCATATCCTAGCGTGGATGCTGCATGGCTGTCTGCAATGGCAGCAGCGGGGCTTGGGTGACGTGCCTGCCGCTATCTCGAAGGCGACCGAAGCGTACAAGTCCGAGATGGACGTGATTGGTGAATGGGTACTCGATCGCTGTGTTACCGATCCTCGATCGGCTACGATGTCCTCGATATTGTATGCATCCTATCGCGATTGGGCTGAAAAGAACGGATACAAGAGTCCGATGACCGCTCAAGCGTTCGGTCGAAGGTTATCCGATAGAGGGTTTATCCGATCGCATAGAGAGCATGGATGGCAATGGATCGGATTGACAATCCGAACCTGACTGTTTAAGTGCTTGATTACAAAAGGAACTGACTGAATTTGGCCGTTTTTTATAAAGTGTCTACAGAGATGCTATTTTTTTAATCTCCATCTAAAAGTCAGTCAGAACAGTCAGATCAGTCAGAAGTGTAATAGAAACAATAGTATATAGAGTTTTTCGGCATAAAAGGTATCAGTCAGTTCAATCAGTTCGGTCAACGATAGGAGATACAGCGCATGAAGAACGGAATTGGAATTCGAGCAACGGATAGCGGATCGATAGCGTTCGATCTATCACAAGTCGGAGCTACGATCGAGATGGAGATCGAAGAGGCCGCCAAGTTCGCTGCAACGATCGGTGAAGTGTGCTACGTGGCTGCAGCGCAAAAAGGAATGGCGCTCATCATCGATCAGGGTGGAGAGCCAAGGCTTGTCCATGAATCGGTGATGAGCGCCATTAAAGGCGGTATGGATGTCGTGATCGGCGGCGAAGTGATGCGCGCTACAGCGTCTCCGGAAGCTGTAGCAGCCGGACCACATACCCAAGAGCCTTGATGTCCTCGATCTGCCCGATGGTGAGTGTTTCCTGACGGCAGAGCTTGGCAAACAGTACGGCCTTCGGACAGATCGGATAGATCAACGTCCGGCCGTACTTTTTTTCGATTTTGACGGTGATTTCATTCATATCGCCCATCCTCTCTGCCGCGCGATCTCAGCAATGTAGTTGCATGCCGCCAGAACTTCGGTGCGGTCGGGTTTGTTCGACCAGTAGTCGATCGCTTCGGTAAACGTCTTACGCTGACATCCGCAGTGAATAAAGAGAGCACCGTCTTTTAACCAGCCGTAGCACGGCCAGCCATTCGGACGACCCGCTTGAATGATCATGCCCGAGCAGTCCGAGCAGCCCGAGCAGTCCGAGCAGCGCGAGCAGTCCGAGCAGCGCGAGCAGTCCGAGCAGCGCGAGCAGTCCGAGCAGTCCGTGCAGCGCGAGCAGCCCGAGCAGCGCGAGCAGTCCGAGCAGCCCGAGCAGCCCGAGCAGAGCGAGCAGTCCGAGCAGCGCGAGCAGTCCGAGCAGTCCGAGCAGCGCGAGCAGTCCGAGCAGCGCGAGCAGCCCGAGCAGTCCGAGCAGCCGGCCGCGTCAAGCGCCGCTGCGCGTGCGTCAGCTTCCGCTTGTGACGTGTAGCTGTAACTGCTGTTACCCTTCGGTGTGACGGCAGATTTAAATAACATAATAGACTCCGATGCTGGCAGGCTTGTCGGTGAGAACACCCTTGCGGAAATGCGCGTTGCCGTGCTTCTCCACACAGAGCTTCATCTCCCTGTCGAGCTTGCGTTGCGCGCCATCGGTCAGCTTCATGACCATGCCGTGCCGGCGCAGCGAGACGGGGAAGACTTTGAACAGGTGCTCGGTATAGGTCGTGACGTGCGCCGGGTCCGTGATGATCTCGACCGGGATCGGACCGAACTGCCAGCCGGGGCGCTCGGACGGTTTGCCGTCCGGCTGGCAGGCTGGCGTGAAGGTCTTGCTGCCGGCGCTGCGCAGATCGCGGTTGAGCCATACGGCGACGCCGCCACGGTTGGCGATCCAGTCAAGGATGCGTGGCAGTTCTTCGGTGGATACTTCGATGGTCATGGTTGCTCCTTGGTTTGTAATGCGTTAAGGGCGGCCTGCGTCTTGGTCTGATACGGGCCGTATGATCCTGTCGTGTCCGTCCAGTACCATCCATTGTGCTCGACGTGCAGCTTGATGCCGAGCTTGCGGCAGCGACTGGTCAGGGTGGCTATTGCTGACATTATGCATCCTCCATAAAGACATGGACGACGGTGCGTCCGTTGTGAATGTGTGCGGTGCCGATGTACTGGCCCTGCACTTCCTGCCCGGTCGATACGCAGTTGAACGCGACGCGCCGGGACACGTCGCGCCAGTCATCGGTCACTAGCCATACTGCCGCTACACCGTCCTGCGCATGGACACAGGCAATTTTGGCGTCGGCCGGTATGTTGAGGATGGTGCGCGGTGCCACATCCAGCCAGTATTTGAGGATGCGGGCCATCAGTCGGCCTCCATCCGTGCGAGGATCGTGCGGGCCTTGTCGGCGACCGGCAGCAGTTCTAGTTCCATGCCGCGCAAGTGCGCTACTGTTTCGACGGTGAATGCCATCTGTGCCATCGTCTCGGCCATGTCGCGGATCGTATCAACAACGTGCTGGCATTCAGTCGGCGAGAACGTACCGCCGCCGATTGTGACGTGCTGGTTGTCGCGTATGGCGCGTTTCAGGTTGGCTAAGAATGTGCGCATGTCAATCTCCTATGGTGTAGTAAGCCTGCATGTCATCGCCAATAAACAGGCGATCCGTGTTTCCTTCCCGCATGTCACCCGATACAAACTGGATAAACAGCGCGTTCAATTCGATGTCGGTCCATGCCGCGATCTCTTCGTCCGACCATGCGCCGAAACTCCTGACGTGCTGGCGGAACGCATCGCGCTTGTCGTCATCGTCCAACATCATGTAGTCGGCCGAGTCGTCACAGGCTGCGCGCCACGTATCCGCTCCGGCATTCCAGCCGATCTCGGCGACGCTGGCGCTGTAGTCCTTGGGTGCCGCCTCGTTGTAGAACTTGGTGATGTTGATGTCCATATCAGCGGACCTCTACCGCATAGACGAATGGCAGTCCGGCGGCGCGCAACTCGCGGACCTTCGGCTGTGTCGCATTGAAGTCGACAAACTCATCAGCCTGTTCGCGACGGGAGAAGCAACCGAACAGCCGGCTGTAATAGATCGGTGCCGACATGTCGGGCCGTTTGGTTTTGCTGCGTTCGGTGAGTATGACGTATGACATATCATTTGTCTCCTATGGTTGTGTGGGTTGGTACTGCATGACCGGCTGTCACCCGGTCATACGCTACTAGCCCTGTGCCTGCTTGATGGCGGCCATTTCCTGCGTCAGCGCCCAGAGCGCCTTGTTGAGCTTGATGTTCTCAGTGACGCCAGCGACGGCGCGCGTCGTCATGCGACGGGACGACTTGTTGCGACCGCGTACGCCGCCCTTCACCAGCCGCTCCTGCGCCACGTTGAAGGTGCGCCACAGGTCGTCGCCGCGATCGTCATAGCGCTGCGGTACGAGCAGGCTGTCCGGCGTGACCGGCGCATCCTCGTCGTCCCAACGCAGCGCGCGGGCGGCCTTGGCGAAGGCCATCTTTTCCGGCGCTTCGAGCTTGATCTGTTTCCACTCGTCAATGACGGGCATGACGCGCTCGATACCCTTGACGACCTCGAAGCTGCCTTCGATGACGTTGTTGATCACGTCGCCTGAGTGCCTGACGCTGCACTCGAAGCTGGTGTCACCGATGACCATGCCGTTGCTGCAGACCAGACGGAAGATGCCGCCCATGATCTTGTAGGCGCTGGTGCCGTCGTGGCTATTGACCAGAACGATCTCGGGAATTTCCTGACCAGCGACCAGCGGCCGGTCCAGCACGTCGCGATGCCGCAGGCGCAGCATATGCTTGGTGAATTCGCGGTTGTCGGCGATGCGGGTGCGGGTCTGCACCGCCTGCATGACCTCGAAGCCCTCGCGCTGCAGTCCGTTCAGGACATCGATGGTCGGGATGTAGGTGTAGCGATCGCTGCGGTTGCTGGCGGCTTCGGACGCAAAGACGGACGGTGCGACGCGGGCGATCTGTTCATGTGACATGACGGTATTAAGGGCCATAATCAAAAGTTCCTTTAGGTTGTCGATGGACTATTCCACCGTGCCTGCCGCCTCGTTGGAAGCGGCAGGACCGGGGGTCAGGAGTGCATCAGGTTGCGAAGGCGCAGCGTGAGGATCGTTTGGTTCGGACCGATTTGTTTGACGTTCATGATCGATTTTCCTTGGTTGAGTTGGTGCCCTAGTGCATCCAACTGACGCCACTATATAGACCTTCATTGGAGCTGTCAAGGATTATTTGACAGGGTTGGAATTTATGGGCAGGCTATCGACAAATACTTATCGATCGGAGAAAACTATGGACGGTTTCTGCATCAAGATTTGCGTCAGTCCCGAAGGACTGTCCGTGTCCAGCGAACCGCTGACCGAGCCGCCCATGAATGGCGAACCGGTCGAATCGATCGATGCGGCGCTGGAACGTGCGCGTGCTCTGTACGATGAGCAGCAAGGTGCGCCGGCCGAGCAGCAGGCCGAAAACGACTTCATGTTAGGTTTCGCGTAACCATCATGGCTGCATTTACCGACGACGAGAAAGCGATGTACGTTGCGCTGGTGTGCCGATCCATGAAGGATGGATTGACGGCACGCAAAGCTGCAGCGCTGCACGGCATTCCGATCTCGTCGGTGTGGGACTGGTGCCACGCAAATCCAGTCTGGAACGGACAGTATGAAGAGGCGCGCGAGGCGTTGTATCGTCATTGGGAAGAGGACGTAATCGACATATCCGATGAGCAGCAGGACGGCGTGATCGTAAAGGACAAAATACTCGGCCGCGAGATCGAGACGCGCGACATGATCGAGCATCGTCGGCTGCGCGTTGAATCGCGCAAGTGGCTGCTGTCCAAACTGAAGGCCCGTAAGTATGGTGACAAGCTGGCGCTCGGCGGCGCGGACGATTTGCCGCCCATGCGCACCAAGGCTGATCTGACGATCGCCCCCGAAGATGCCTACAAAGAGATGCTAGGGATCGGTAATGGGCGCTCCTGAATCTTTCGACTGGAAGAACCCTGATTACGAACCTGTTTTCAGGTCACGGATTGCTGCCATCGAACGGTTACGCGCGAAACCTGACTTGCTTCCATCGATTGAAGCGTTCTACAAAGATAATCCGGTCGCGTTCATAAATGACTTTGGCATGACGTTCGATCCGCGCAATGCTGAGATCGGTATGCCAACAACTGTTCCGTTTCTGTTGTTTCCGAAGCAGGTCGAGTTTATCGAGTGGTTGCGCGATCTGTGGCTTAAACGCGAAGATGGGCTGGCCGAGAAGTCACGCGACATGGGCGCATCGTGGCTCTGCTGTGCGTTCGCTGTCTGGATGTGGCGGTTTCATCCCGGCACGGTCGTCGGGTTCGGGTCACGCAAGGAAGAGTACGTCGACAAGCTCGGCGATCCGAAAAGTCTGTTCTGGAAGATTCGGCAGTTCATCGGGTTACTGCCTGTTGAGTTCAGGCCGCGCGGCTACGATGAAAAGCAGCACGCGCCGCATATGCGCATCCTCAATCCAGAGAACGGTGCGGCCATTGTCGGCGAGGCCGGCGATAACATCGGACGTGGCGCGCGAACCTCAATCTACATAAAGGATGAAGCCGCGTTTTTCGAGCATGCGGACAGCATTGACGCTGCGCTCAGTCAAACCTCGAATTGCAAGATCGATATCAGCACGCCGAACGGACCGGGCAATCCGTTCTACCGCAAGGCGCACGGCGGCAAGATATCCAAGTTTACGTTCGACTGGAGGGACGACGTACGGAAAGACGACGCTTGGTATCGCAAGCAGTGTGAAATCCTCGATCCTGTCGTCGTGGCGCAGGAGATCGATCGTAACTATGAAGGCTCGATCGCCAACTCATTCATTACCGGCGAACTGGTCACGGCGGCCATGTCACGCGGTCCGATGGAAGTGCCGCCGACTGGTGGCCTGATGGTCGGGATCGACGTGGCGCGCTTCGGTGATGACAAAACGGTATTGTCGTTCCGTCGCGGTCGGGTGCTGCTGAAGCAGGTTGCATGGACCAAGCATGATCTGGTGCAGACTGCCGCACGGGCACGCAACGAGATCGCCGCCTATAACATGCGGCCGGACCAGATCGCTGTCGATACGATCGGCATCGGTGCGGGCGTGGCAGACATGATGCGCGGCTGGTATCCGGACAAGGTGGATAACCGCACGCAGCGTGTCGTCAAGACTGTCGTGGATGTCAATTCGTCGTTACGGCTTGACGACGGGCAGAACTACAACCTGCGCGCCTACATGGCGTCGCATCTCAAGCTATGGCTGGTCGGGGCGTCAATCCCGAACGATCAGGAGCTAAAGACCGACCTGACAGCACTGCGATATAGCTACCGTGGCGGTGAGTTACTACTCGAATCCAAGGACGATGCGAAGCGGCGCGGGATCAAAAGTCCCGATCGATTCGATTCGCTCGCGCTCACCTTCGCCGTGCCGCCCGCGCCTGCCATCCCTGATGTAGCGCCGCCGTTCGTTTCGTATCAACCACACGCACCCGGAACCGGGTTGTAATTCAAGGAGTATGACAAATGGCTGCTGATACCGTCACCAATGTTGGCAAACCGTCGCTGGCCGATGAATCCAAGTACGTTGTGCATCTGACCGGAATCTCTGGCGACGGCGCGGGCGAATCGGATATCGTCAAGATCGATCGATCCGCGCTGCTGCTGCCCGGTGCAGCGGCACCTACCGCACCGTCGCGCATCAACATCTCATCGATCCGCTGGAACATACAGGGCTTCAGCTACATCAAGCTCGCATGGAACCACACGATCGATGACACGATCGCAGTCCTCAGCGGCAACGGTTATGACAATTGGGAAGAGGCTGGCAACCTGATCGATCCGAACACGTCGGGCGATGTGATTACCGGTGCGATCGGTGACGTACAACTGACTTCGATCGGCGCGGCGGCCGGTGCGTCGTATGACATAACGATCGTGTGCCAGTTGTCATGAAAAAGTTTAAGCGCAAAGTTCTGGCTATGCTAATGACCAATAATTTTGGTAGTAGTCTGCGCCAGCAGTTGTTTGACGGCGCTCCGTTCTGCTCCGAACTGCTCTACACCGCGATCCCGCAGCGCGCAGCCACGGGCACCACGGCGACCTTCACGCGCGCCACGGCGAAGCGGTGGAAGAACAACGACGGCTATCTGGTCACAGGTGTAGCGGGTGAGATTGGGTTTGTTGGGGCGCGGAGGGTGAGGAATCTGATACCGACTACCTCTGAAAACTTTGACAATGCAGCATGGGCAAAGACGGCCAGCGGAGGGGGCAGTGTTCCGGTAGTAACCGCAGACCAAGACCCGAATCCGATTACCGGAGTTGCCTTTGCTGACAAGGTTGTTTTTTCTGCCCCAGTAAGTGGCGACACTTCGTTTTTAAGTACCGGCGCGCTGAATGTCACAACGGGAAACTCTGCCGTCACTTCGTTTTATGTGAAGGCGTTTTCGGCAACTGATATTGGCAAGGTCATTCTTTATCGGCACGTTGCGGTTAGCGGATATACAACGGTCACACTGACTGCGGCTTATCAGAGAGTATCCGGTCTTTCGGTATCAGCAGGAACGGCCTCAACGCTAGACATTGGCTTGCGTCCTCAATTCGCCAGTTCCACGGGCACAGTCTCCGTCTATCTCGCTGCCGCTCAGTGCGAAGACGTCACCGCACAGAGCCAACAGGTAGCTGGCGACTATGTGAGTGTCGGCGTAACCTCAGCACCTTACTACCACGGCTCAATGGTCGATGGCGTCAAGTGCTTCCCGACTGACCTGAGTGGGAATCCCATCCCATCCACCACGCTACTCGGCTACCAAGCTGAAGGGGCGAGGACGAATCCTTGTTTGCAGAGCAATGCGTTTACTACGACTTGGGTTGCGATAGGCACTCCTGCTGCGACTCAGAACGTGGTGGGGCCTGACGGTTCTACATCAGCTTGGACTCTGACGGATGATTCTGCTGTAGCTAATGAAGGTGTTCAGCAAAACATCACCCCCACTGCTGCCGACCATACGTTCTCTGTGTT